GTTTCCTTAATGACTCCCATGATGTGATTCCTCCTTACATGTAGATGTCCCAATAGCCGCTGATTTTGATGTCGTTCTCCTTGCCGATGACGCTCTTGCGGACACGGTGACTGAAGAGTGTACCGTCGGCGAAGAAAAGGCCGAACTCGCGAATCGAGACGCCGTTCGCCTGGTTCGTTCCAATCTCGAAATTAAAGCGGACTTTTGCTGTGTCGTACTCGACGCTGCCGATGTCGATGAGCACGGCCCCCGTGAGGCCCGTGTCCCCATCTGCGGCTGCTGCCGAGCCGGTACCGACGCCGACCTGCGTGATGTGGCCGGTGTAGCCACCCCCCAAGAGCTTTGCAAGCTGCGTCCTGCCAACCGTCACGATGAGGTTATGGTCGGTATCGCTCTCCACAAGCTTGCCCGCCTTGTAGATGTCAAGGTGGACAGCGCCGCGAAGCTCATGCGCATGGTCTTCCATCTGGATACCATTCATGCTGTTTTTCTCCTTTCAGGCTGAAATCTCATAGACGCTGTATGACTCATACGGGCGAGCGAATCGCCGCGTGCCGTCGTACTTCGCCGTGTTGCTGTAGGTAAAGCTGATACTGCGGAGTCCTGCATACGTCTTGCCGCCGCCATACGTGAGACTTCCGTCGAAGACGTCCTTGCATCCGGCATCGTAGTTCGTGAGGCCGTTGTACTGGCGTCCGACGTAGAGCGTGACGGACATCTCGTCTTTCGGGCCGTCTGCCTTGCCCGCGTACGTGAGACTGCCGTCGAAGGCGTGCGTTCCGTCGAAGGCTTCGCCGTGGTCGAGCTGGTCGGAGCTTGCGGCCTTGATGCCCTCATGCGCTTCTTCGAGGTAGTTCGTCGTGTAGGTCGCTACACCGTCATAAGACAATGTACCGTCAAACACGTTCTTCGCGTATGTGTCGGAGAGCTCCAAGTCGTCCGTGATGGCCGATGCTTCCTTGAGCTCGACAGTCTCAGCATCGACCGTCTTGACGGCATCCTCAAGGTCGTCCGCGGTATCGGAGTCGTAACGGGCACCAGCAAGGCGCGGAGCCTCGTACGTCTTCGTACCGTCGTAGGAGGTCGTACCGTCGAAGCGGCACGTCTCGAAAGCGGACGGCATGGCGTCAGGCGCTCCATCATACTTCCACTCACTGCCGTACCAGCCGGAGCCGTCGTAGGTATTCATGCGGTCGTACGTGAATGCGCCGTTGTAATAGCGCGTCCGGCCGTATGGGTACATCTCGACGATGTTCGGAGTGACGTCCGCCTCCTGCAGCTCGCTCTCCTTCTCGGCATCTGCGAGCTGTGGCAGGATGTGCTCGACATCCGTTGACTCCTGCGGGCCTTTGTCGTAGCCGTAGTGTGTCTGCCCGTCGTAGCTGATGCCGCCATTATACTGGTAGCAAGCTGTGTACTGTTCGACAAGCTCCGGCACGGCCGCGACAGCTTCGAGCATATCGGGCTCGAGCGAGTTGTAGAAGATGAACGGCGGACTTGCGCGGCCGTATGGCGTGTAGGTGTATTCCCCGTCGTAGTTCGAGACGCCGTCATAGAGAAGCGGATGCGGCGCGGCCGTCTCGTCGATAGAGCCGCCGTCATAATCGTGCGCGCCATCATACGTCCAACTGCCGTCGAACGTCTGGCAGGAGCCGCCATAGCTGTAGACGCCGTTGTAGTAGCGGCCAATCCACGGATAGAACTCTATCGTGTCGGCGATGGCGTTGTAGATGGCTTCCTCTGTCGGGTTCTCGCGATCGACAAGATGCAGGATGAACTCGATGGCGTCGAGCCACGAGCGGACGTTCTTCACACTCTCGATGGCGCGGCGCATCTGCGCGAGCTTGTCTTTCTCCGTCGTGACGTACTCCGTGACGATTTTGAAATGATAGGGCTCGCCACCATACTCATACCACTCTTTGACTTCCGTCTTGTCGAACGCGGCAGAGATGACGCCAGCAACAGCGAACGGCGTGCCCTTCTTCATGTGCCACAGGATGCTGTTCTTCACGAGCGCTCTTCGATTCTCAAGGTCGAGCGTCGTATCGTAGAAATCTACATGGAGCTGAATGGCAAGCGCGTCGATGAGGTTCGATGATAGTTCGTCAATGCGCGGATACAGGCTGCAAAGTTCTGTCATGACGTCGAGCTCATGGAGCTTTTCGTCGATGACCTTTGCCACCTCGCGGACGTTGTCGCGGTCGATGGATTCAGGCAGGCTTTCCGAGATGTTGTAGTCCTTGATGTTCATTCATCCTCACTCCCTGCCATCGTAACGCTGACGGTTCCCTCGTGCGCCACCTGCGTCCCGTCTACGGATGTGTAGACAGGCGTCGTGACGTCGATGCGCTTGACACCGCTCACGGCCATGATCTTCTGGATGAGCCTTGACGGGACGATGTCGCGGCCGAGCTTCGACTTCTGCCACAGGACGTATTCTGCGACAGCCGCTGATACATTCGCCTGCACCGTCGCCGCGTCGGCCTCCGTGTCGATGTAATATTTTGCATCGACGTCGTAGTTGATAAGCGTCGGAGCGATGACCTTGACGTTGTCTGTGAGAGGCCGGATGTCATCCGCGGATAGCTTCGCATCGACTTCCTTGA